GAAGAAAGAGAAGCTAAAAAGCCAAAGCAATACATCGGAAATGGTCGTGTATTATGGACTGATGGCAAGTCCACTAAAGCACAGCAAGAAGCTCAACCACAAGACAACGACAACAATGTAGATTTACCATTTTAATATTTGGGAGGGTGTAAAAACCCTCCTTTTTTTATGACCGAAGAACAGAAAATGTTTATGCAACTCTTGGAAGAAGAGTGTGTAATAAATACTAATGACATAGTAGAATATCCACCAGTAGCAATATCTATGGGAGAAACAACTATACAAACACTAAAAGGCTCAAAGACCTTACCAATACCTTTAGGTACTTATGGTAACTTTAGTTTTGTACAAGCACCTCCTAAAACTAAAAAGACTTTCTTTATTAGTTTATTAGCTTCTGTATATTTAGGAAACAAAAACAAATTCGGTGGAAAGTTAAGAGGACACAGAAACGATAAATGTCTTATACACTTTGACACAGAGCAAGGAAAGTTTCACGCTCAAAGAGTATTCCGTAGAGTTGTAGATATGAACCAAGAACAAGACTTGGGTTGCTATCACACTTTTGGTTTAAGAACAGTAGGATTTAAACAAAGAGTAGAATTTATAGAATACTATTTAAAAGAAAAAATAGAAGAAGGCAAAGTAGGATTAGTAGTTATTGATGGAATCGCTGATTTAGTAGCAGACGTAAATAATTTAGAACAAAGCAACCACATAGCACAAAAACTAATGGAATGGTCGCAGAAGTTTAATTGTCATATTATTACTGTAATACATAGTAATTTTGGAACAGATAAACCTACTGGACATTTAGGAAGTTTTTTAGAAAAGAAAACAGAAACACAAATACAATTAGAAACAAACACAGTAAACAAGGATTGGATAACAGTTAAATGTAAACGGAGCAGAGGTTATGCATTTGAAACATTTAGCTTTAAAGTTAATGACATAGGTCTACCAGAGATAGTTGGAGATTTATATAATCCCTTAAAAGGTGTAAGTTTTTAGTATGACAGAATTTTTAGAAGTATTAGGTAAAAATCATAAAGAGTGGGTAGATTTAGCAAAGAATTTAGGCGCAAAAGATTATGCAGAGGATATAGTTCAAGAAGCATATATCAAAATAACTAAATATGCACATAACAAAAATGTATATAGTAATGGTAAATATTCTAAAGCTTATATGTATTTTACTATTAGGTCTGTGTTTATAGATTATATAAGAACCAAAAAAAATATACATAAGATACAAATAGAAGAATTCTATAAAGACAAAGACTTTAATGAGATTCCAGAGAAAGATATGCATAAGTTTACAGCTACTGATGAAATAAAAAAAGAAGAAGCGTTTTGGAGATTATGCGAGAAGATGGATAATGAGTTAGATAATTGGCATTGGTACGACAAAAGTATATATGAATTATATAGAGATACAGATTTAAGTATAAGAGGTTTATCAAGTGAAACTAAAATAAGTCCAGTTAATATATTTCACACACTAAAAAAAGGCAAAGATAAAATAAGAGATAAGTTTAGTGAGGACTACGAAGATTTTAAAAACGAAGATTACAATTTAATATGAAACCACCAAAAGACAAACGTACTAAAGAGTACAAAGAATGGAAAGCAAATTACGACAAACAATCTAAAGGTTTAGGAGATACTATTGCCAAGATTACTAAAGCTACTGGAATAGCTAAAGCTGTGAAGTTTATAGCTGGAGAAGATTGTGGCTGTGATGAAAGACAAGTAGCACTAAACAAAGCATTTAGGTATAAAAGACCAAAGTGTTTACTAGAAAATGAATACGTTTATTTAAAAGAATGGTTTGCATTAAACAGAACAAGAGTAAACCCATCAGAACAAAAACAATTATTAAAAATATACAACAGAGTATTTAATGATAAAAAAGTAATGACATCTTGTGGGAGTTGTATAAGAACTATAACTAATGAATTAAACTCTTTATATAAAACTTATGGAAATTAGACCACGTATTAACGGAAACAAAAAAGCAGCTTACGAGAACATAACCAAGAAAGAAACAAGAGTGCTTGTTATAGGAGACTTACACGAGCCATTTTGTTTAGATGGATATTTAGAACATTGTCAAGAAACTTATGCTAAATACAATTGTAATAGGGTTGTATTTATAGGAGATGTTATTGATAATCATTACGCTTCTTTTCACGAAGTTGATATAAATGCTGAATATACTGGTAAAACAGAACTTGATTTAGCTATTAAAAAAATAGCAAAATGGTATGAAGTATTTCCTAAAGCTGATGTAACAATCGGAAACCACGATAGGCTTATAATGAGAAAAAGTCAAACAAGTTCTATCCCAAAAAAATGGATTAAAGCATACAAAGATGTATTAGAAACTCCAGAATGGAATTTTGTTGATAGAGTTGTAATTGATGGAGTTCAATATATACACGGAGAAGCTGGAACTGCAAGAACTAAATGTAGAGCAGATATGCAAAGTACAATACAAGGGCATTTACATACTCAATGTTACACCGAGTGGTATGTAGGTCAAAACTTTAAAGTCTTTGGCTCACAAGTAGGATGTGGAATAGATGCGAGTTCTTATGCTATGGCATATGCAAAGAGAGGAAAAAAACCAGCCATTGCTTGTGCAGTAGTGTTAGGAGGGCATACAGTAATAAACGAACTAATGGAATTATGATATTTGACGTTGATAGCAAATTAAAAAAAGAAGTTTGGAGTTTTCTAAAAGAAAACAATATAGGTAATAGGTCTGAAGCCAATGGAAGTAAAGAAGAACAATTTGTTGGGTTATTAGGAGAAATTTTAGTTAAGCAATATTTGAATATAGAGCATAAGTATTCTAATGGTTTTGATGGTGGATATGATTTTATTTATAAAGGTAAAAAATTTGATGTAAAGACAATGGGTAGAAATGTAGACCCAAAAGATTATTATGTAAACAATTTTATTTGTTATCAATTAAATTATGAATGTGATGGATATGTATTTTGTTCTTTGAATAAAAAAACTAATAAACTCACTATATGTGGTTGGGTTACTAAAGAAGAATTAAAATCTAAAGGAGAGTTATTCATAAAAGGTCAAACAAGACAAAGAACAGATGGGTCTACGTTTAAATTAAAAGCACCTACTTTAGAAATAAAAAACAATCAATTAAACAATATTAAAGATTTATGAAAAATAAAAAATACACAACTAAAGAAAGGTTTAAAATACTAGAATCAACAGTAGCTACTTTATATGTAGCAATAGAAAAACACTCAAAAAAAATTGATGTGATAGATAAATTTCTAACTAAAGCAACTAAAGATTACAAAGAAGACTAGTATATATTAACAAAATTGTTTATATTTGCTTAAAACAAAACAAAATGAATAAAGAAATAACAGTAGAATATGATAACATAGCATTAGTTGTTGTAGGAGAATATCAAAAAGGACAAGATGGTAGTTATATGTATCCAGATTTCAGTAGTGATTTTAATTGTTTTAAAGTGTTATGTGGAGGACAAGACATTATAGACATACTAGAACAAGAAGTAATTGATGAGCTAGAGAATCAAGCTATAGAAATAATTGAAGAACAATGGTAGTTTTATTTGATGCAGACAGTTTAGTGTATTCTTCTTGCTGTGGTGTTGATGACATACTAGATGAAGCTATAGGAAAGTTTGATGAGATATTTATGTCAATTGTAAATAGACTAGAAGAAACCTACCAAATAGAAAGAGTAATTACTTTTAACAATAGTAAAGGTAATTTTAGAAAACTACTAGACCCAAACTATAAAGCAAACAGAAAGAAACAAGAACATCCTAAATTACTATATCAGATGCACGAACACATAGCAGAGATATACTCAACTAAAAACTCTTATGGTGTAGAGACAGATGATTTAGTAGCAACGTATTGGAAAACACTAACTGACGAATTAGGACACAACAACGTAATAATAGTATCACTTGACAAAGATTATAAACAACTACCTTGCCTTATGTATAACTATCACTACAAACACCAAGAAATAATAAGCATAAGCTATAACGAGTCTTTATATAACTTCTACGAGCAAATGATAGTTGGAGATAGTGCAGACAATGTAAACTACTGTAAAGGATATGGAAAGGCATATGCAAAGAAATTGTTTAAAGATTGTGAGACACATTATCAATTTACTAAAAAGACATACGAGTTATTTAAAACAATATACAAATCAAAAGCAAAATTAAAATACATACAATGCTATAACTTACTTAAATTAAGAACTGAATGAGATGGTTCAAACCCTTAAAAAAAGATAAGCCTAATAAAAAACAAAGAGCTGCAAGAAGAAAACAAAAAGAAAGGTTTATAGAAGAAGACAGAAAACCTAAAGTAAAAAGGAATGGAGTATTAATAAAAGACAAGAACAATGAGAGCAACTCAACCACACTATGAAAACGGAAAAGGATATGATGTTATAGACTTTATCAAAGACTACAACTTAAACTTTAATAGAGGAAACATAATAAAGTACATAAGCAGAGCAGACAAGAAGAATCACGAACTAATGGATTTACTAAAAGCTAAAGACTATCTTGAAAGAGAGATTGAATATGTACGAAACACAAGGACTCAAGAATGATATAATATATCAATTTTACTACATCACATTATACGACTACGAGAAAGGAACTGAATTAGACGAATTAAGAATTATCTTATACGACTATGAAGACAAAGAAATGTACTTGGAATGTGAAGGAATTAAACTAGCAATAGAACAAATAGAATTTACACAATTAATAAAAAATATAATAGATGACAACGAAAGAGATTAAAGAGTTAGTAGAAGGAGAATTAGGATATAGAATAAATGTAAACTCAAGAAAAAGAGACATAGTCTATGGAAGGGCAATATACTTTAGAATATGTAAAGACAGAACAAACCTATCACTAAAGAAAATAGGAGAAACACTAAACAAAGACCACGCATCAGTATTACACAGCATAAACAACATATTCCCAGCATTTGAAATGTATAATCCTAAATATATGGAAATATACAATAGAATAATAGCAACAGAAGAATACATACCTAAACACCAAAAACTAAAAACACTACAAGAAGAACATAGAAAACTAGAGACAAGATTCAAGTTTTTAAAAAAAATAAAAATAGACCCCAAGTTAAGACCTATATTAGAAACAATACAAGAGATACCAGAAGAACAATTCCCAGTAGCAGAATATAGAATAAAAAGAGTTATTAATAGATTAAAAGAATTT